TGTGCCGTTTGGCATACCTGCCATTATCCACGCAAGGTTTTCAATGAAGTCTGAATTGAAAGCCTCCATCTGTTTTTCTTCCTGGTCGGAGGCTTTGAGTTTTGACGCCTTGGTAAGGATGGTTTCCATTTTCTTGATTTCGGAAAGCATATCTTTCCCGAAGGCGTTACGATAAAGCCTCAACGTTGCCGCTGAAGCTTTGAACGTAACCTCGGTATCTCCGACTGTGATTTTTTTCACTACCATTTTTTTTAACCCTCTACTTCTAACTCGAATCTGACGGTTGCTCCATCTGCGTCATAAAGGTCGTAGAAGTACCACCCCTCATCAATCGTATCAAGATACGTTTTCAGAAGAGTAACTGACCCTGACGCCGTTGTATAACTTGCGGTGCTTAATGTTGATGAGTTCTCCTTGATGGAAACCACATCTTTCGAAACGGTCAGCACTACATCTGCCGCAGCGTATGTAGCCTCTTCAGGGCTAACCGTTAACCCGGAAAAGACGGTAACGCGACTGTGGTATACCACGCGTTATATTTAGTGCTGTCGGTGCTCGCGCAAGAAAAAATCTTAACCACGCCTGTTGTCTCCTCGGGAATTGCCTTAAATTCGATTTCGGTTGTTTGCACTTCCTTACCCTCTGCTTTTGTTTCGCCCTCAAGTGTCGGTCTTGACGCGATGCAGTTGTACAAGCAATGCCTTATTCCGTTTGCATCTCCTGTGAACTCGAACATCAGTGCAAATGGTTTCGGTGCGTCTGTGTTCTTCTCAACGAATACATCGTTATTGTCGAGCGTGAACCCGATAACATCTTTAAAGAACTTGTCGGGAATCAGCGCTATCTCAAGTGTTCCCGTGTATCCGTTGTTGCCTGTCTCATAATCGTATAAAACATCATCTGCATAAAACGAGCTCTCTTCGCCTTCGGGTTCAAGCGATATTGATACCGCCCCCGGAATTGGTACAGGCGTTCCGTATGTCGGCGCCCCTGTGGTTTCTGTTACGGTTGCATAGTATGCTTTTTTAAGACCGTATCTTATTTTATTAGCCATTTTTTTAGTCTCCTTCTACCGCATAAGCGGTCATGTGTAGTTTTTCATCGCTGATAGGTGCTTCTGTCTTTTGCCATATAATTTCGTTGGTATTAAAGGCGCTTTCAAGTGACGCCTCTGTTGCTGTGTCTTTTTTGCTTGTGTAAAGTTCGACTCGTAAATTGGTTCTCGGTTTATAGACTTTGTTGTCTGCGATGAAGTTATTGCTCCCATCTTCGTAGTAAACGATAAACGGCGGATTTACGGGAGTTGAAAAAACCCTGTATCTAACAGGGATCGTGCTTGATATTGTAATGATTGATAAAAACTCTGATAGTGTCATTTCAGTTTCCCCCTAAACTCCGCTTCTGCTTTTTCTTTTATCGCCTTTTCAACGGGCTTGATGTGCGGTATTCCGTCAACTCTTCCGCCATTGACTTTGGCGTGTCCGTACTCTAACAGGTGCGTCAGATAGTAGATTTTGTTTTTGATGATGTAGGTCTTGCCTTTTTTTGAATAATGCCATCCCTTCGCATACTCGCCTGTTTTTTTGGGGGATTTGTCTTTCAGTTCGTTGACTCCCCATTTTGCAAGTTCCTTGCCTGTTTGGTCGAGTGCCTGGTGTACATCATCACTTAGTGCCTCAATGATTATGCTGACCTCTTTTTCAAAATTCATCGTCTCGCTTCCCTTGCATAAAGTTCCGTGTAGCCGTCTTTCCTCTTGTATGTTCGATATATGTCATAATTTTTGTTTTCAAATGTTGCCCTGTCCTGTCCGTTATAATCAAGCGAATTGATGACGAACTGAACATCTGCCCTTAAGCCTGTGGCAGCGGCTTTGTAGAACTCATCTTTCGATACGCTTTTTAATCCGCAAAAAATCCGTGTTGATGTAGCTGATGATATGTCGTTACCGATGTCATCCTGGGTTATTGTTTCTGATATTAGATAAAGAACATCATTCATAGTAACCACCACTCATGGATAGTGCGTCTCTAAGCTTTTGGTATCTTAATAAGTAGCTTTCGCCTTCACCCTCAAAATTGAACATATACTTGCAATACAATTCGCAAGCCGTGAAAACCAATTCGTCTCCAAGGTCAATAGATGCCGATGAAAGCCCTATGCGTTCAAGGTCGAGCTTCGCCGTGTTTATGTTGTCAACGATTTCAGTGTCAACGGCTGTGCTTGCTATCCTTAATCGGTTTCTCATTTTCAATGTTATTTCTTCCATCCCGCATCTCCTTGTAAGATTGATATGTAAGTTCAGTAATGATTTGAGTTCCCACATGCCCGGTCTGTGCTGTCGGGTCGCAGAAGATTTTGTAACCACATTTTTTTGCCCGATAACAAAAGCTTAAATCTTCGCCCAACCCCGGAAGCGGCTCAAATAAGTTTCCCATTCTGTCATAAATGTCTTTTAGCACGCTGGTTTTAATCAAGCACATTGCCATTCCGCAAGCGTCAACCTCAAACAGCGTTTCGGGATAGTCGTGAATAACATCTGCGGTCGGGTCGGTTTCATCTCTCGGCTTGATGTTTTTGAACACGGTCGGGTCAAATGGCGGTTTTCTTTTGAACGCCAGTCCGGAGACAATATCTTTATCGTGTGATTTCAGCTTTTCATAGATGTCCGGCATGAATGTCATGTCGCTGTCAACGAATAAAAGATAATCTGCGTTGGTGATCGCCGCACTTGCTATGTCGTTTCTTGCATTAGCAATTAGCGAATTTGAAACAAAATACGCAAAATGCTCATCTTTGATTTTCACACTGAATAAGCTTTTAACCGTTTCAATGGGCATGGTTGCCAGTGTGGGTAATCCTATCATTACTTTCATGTTTCTATCCTCCGACTTTCTCCGACTTTTAAAATAGACAAGGAGCGGCTGTCGGAGATAAGCCGCCCCCCATCAACGCTATAGCCTATGTGGATTTGTGCAGCTTAACAAATGCCCGTTTGGTTACAAGCTCGCCGTCACAAAGTGCATAACCTCTGTAGCACATACCGCCGCTTCTGAAAGCAACTGATGCGTCTTTGGTTATCTCTATCGGTTTTGCCCAGTTGAAGTGATACTCGCTCAGGTCGCCAAAGAATGCTGTGTCATCTGCTACCCACTCGTCTATGATGACGGGATAACCCATGATGTTGCCAACGAAGCCGTCTTCCCTATCCATTACGAACATAGGCACTCCGCTTGAGCTTGCCTTAACTTTTGCAAGTGTTCCGAACAGAAGTTTTCTGTTCATGATAAAAGCCGCGTTCTGATGATAAGCTTCGGGCAGTCTTGCGATTGTGTTCATAACGCAATCCCAGCCAATGCTTTTGTTTGACGCTACTAATTCATAGTTGGATGCCGTTGCGTAAGTTTCGCTTCCGATGCCTTTAGGTTCGCTTGTGCCGTTGCCTGTGAGCAGTGCCTTTTCAATCGCCTTGAACAGCTTCTTTGAAAGCTTGTCAACAATGAATGCCTCAAATGCGGGAATTGACATGTGCTCTACATCAGCATCCAATGTTATGGTTTTGATTATCTTGTGGGCTGTGAGCTGAATGTAGCCGTAGGTATCGGCGCTGTCAGAACTGTCAGAACCCATGTTTTTCCATGAAGCGTCTGCATTTGTTGCTTCTACGGGAATATTTACATAGTTCGGAAAGCTTGTTACGGTTATTCTTGAATAAAGTACCGAATACTGCTCAAGCTTTTCGCCGACTTTGTTCATGGTCTCTTTAGGAATAACGTATGCGGCCGCTACGACTGACGCTCTTTCTTCGTTGGTCAGTGCTTCGCCCTTAAGGTCTTTGAGCCATGCGTCTCTGTATTCAACGCTGGCGGGTTCAAATATTCTGTTTTCCATTTTTGTCTCCTCGAATGTTTCTACTATTGGTGCTTCCTCAACGACTTTGTTGAGAAGTGCCTGTCTTTTTTCTTCGGCTTCTATAGCCGCTTTGGTCTCAAGTTCCGCCTGTCTTTCGTCAAGCTCCTTGAGTTCCTTGTCCAGTGCCTCAACATCACATTTTTCGTTTTTCAACTCTTCGTGAATTTCAGCCCTGCGTTTTTCTATGCTGTCCATTTTTACCTCCGTGTCTTGAGCAACAATAATGCTCTTAAGTTTTGTTTTACAAGTTCTTCCCGCCTACACAACTCCTGTGCTTCCTGTTCGATGACTCCCTCAAAATAGGAACGTGCGGATATGTCAGTCGATGGATTGGCCGGTGTTGAAACCGCCGAAACATCGTAAACCTTGTCTACTCTTTTGATTATTCTTGTATGGTTGTCGCTGTCGTATTCGTCTTCGCTTACCGTGAATGCCCACGACATCTGGAATATAAGTCCTTCATTAATGTCCTCGTAAAGAGATCTTGCCTCCGCCGTTTTTGATAAGTCGGCGGCAATAAAAAAACCGCTGTCCTGCGGCTCTGCTATGAGTGTTGGTGTCTTGCTCTTGCCCATTTTGTTCCGGGCAAACACTCTGCCGGAGTGGTTGTACTGCATTATGATGTCTGACATGTCGGCGGTGTCGAGTGCTTTCTTGTCTATGATTTCCTTGTACTCGATTTCCCCGTTTCGCCATAACACATATGGATCGTTAAATGTGGTTGCAAACCCCTCAACATAATAGTCGCTGTCAAATCTCTTTTCTTCCGCCGGTTGCAACAGCGGCATTATTCGATATTCCCTATTCGTCTTTATTGGCATCTTCTTTCCCCTTTTCCATGTATTCTTTTCTGATATAGTATTTGTCGCCGCCTTTTACTTTCGGCATGTTGAAAACTTCGTTTGCTTGGTTTTGTGTGATTAAGCCTCTATCAAACATTGACGTTACATACTCAACTTTGGTTTTGGTCGGTGCAATTTGTAGCCTGTTGCTTGAAAATATTATCTCGTTGTCCTTGTTGGCCTTATCGCCGTAAACCATGTTTGTCATCACAAGGGACAGCTGAAGTGCAAATGGTTCAATCTTTCCTTCGTAATAACCTTCCCATTTGTTATCATCATCGCTTCCAAATTCGTTTCGGATTATATTTTCGTTAACCCCGAAATAGTCAAATACGTTTCCTCTTATCATTTCCGCTTGGTTCGGCGGTACAAAATACGGCGTTGAATTTATCGGTTTGACGTCTGAATATTTCGTGTCGAATAAAAGGACCCCGCCGTTGTTTGAGGCTGATAAG